CAACAAGCAGCAGTAATTCGTCAGGCACTGTTTATAGAACAGAAAGGTTATACTCTTGATCCTACCTGTATTCCTCCACGAATTGTTGATGTTCGTAACATCATTGCTACACTTGATAAACATATTGATGATCAGTTAGAATACGATACAAGTGGAAAATAATTTATGACATACGACTTTTCATTCGCACACTCTCCTGAAGGATTTGATAACCACATCAACGATAGTATTCGTGGGTATTCAAATCTGTTGGAAGACACTGTATCGTTCTCTCGATACTTTGTGGAGGATCATACTAAAGTCGTCGATGTTGGATGTTCAACTGGTAAACTTACCAAGATGATCATTGCAAACAATCCTAATCGTCAGTATGCACATTATGTGGGTGTAGAACTTGCTGGTAGTTTTTACGACGATCTTGAGGAACGTCATATTGAAGTTCGTAAGGAATACCCTAGTGCAATGTTAGAATGGGTCCGTGGTAATGTCACTAACTATGAGTTCAAGAACTGTTCTCTGGTGACTTCACTATTCACTCTACAGTTCATGCCCAAGACTACCAGACAAGAGACTATCAATAAAATCTATAATGGTCTTAATGAAGGTGGTGCATTTATCTTTGCAGAGAAGTTGATGTGTGAGAATGCATTCTTCCAAGAACTTCTTACCTTTAATCATTATGATTACAAGAGAAAGACCTTCAGTGCAGAACAAATCATGGATAAGGAAAAACAACTTCGTGATATGTTGAAACCTAATACATGGTCTGAACTAAGAGATATGGTGATGACTGCGGGGTTCAAAGACTGTCAGATCTTCTGGAGAAACCATCAGTTCGTTGGAGTAATTGCAATTAAGTAATGTGTGGTATTATTGGTGGATTTGATATTCCACAAATTGAAAAAGGTCTAAAATCTATTATTCATAGGGGCCCAGATAACCAACAGATTGTCCAAATGGAGAACATCTACTTTGGACATGTTCGTTTGTCTATTATTGATACCAGTAGTGAGTCAAATCAACCATTTGTTTATGGTGACACCACCATGATCTTCAATGGTACCATTTGGAACTATAGTGAGTTAAGAGAAGAATTGAATATTGAAACAAAGACTTCAGGTGACACTGAGGTACTTTGTGCTATCTTGGATAGGTATGGTATTGAAGGACTGAATAAAGTTCAGGGAATGTTTGCCATTGCATTTACTCAGGGAGATGGTTCTATTACTATTGTGAGAGACCGTCATGGAGAAGTTCCTCTTCATTACTCTCTCCTTACAGGTCTCTTTCCATCATTTTCTTTCTGTTCAGAGATCAAAGGTCTTTTAGCAATGGGTGAGATTGGTCAAACAGTTAAAATGTTAGAACCTGGATCATTTATTAAGGTTTCATCTGATTACTCTGTAAAAGAGGGGTATTGGTATAATGTCAGAGAACATATTGAAGATACATCTACATGGAACTTTAATGATTCTAAAGCGATGGTTTATAGAAACATTGTGATGGGTTCATTTGAAAGAACTGTTGCCGATGTTCCTGTTGCATGCTTACTCTCTGGTGGTATTGATTCTGCTATCACAACTCTCATTGCATCTAAACACATCCCAAACTTGGTAACATATACTGCAGTTCATGATGAGAACTCAAAAGATTTAAAGTCTGCTAGAAAAGTTGCTAAATATTTGGGAGTTGAACTCAGAGAAGTTATAGTTCAACCACCTACCATCGATGATGTTAATGAGGTCATCAATACCATTGAGATGCCATATAAGGCCCAAGTAGAGATTGGATATCCTTGTATTCAACTTGCAAAAAGAATCCATGAAGATGGTTTCAAAGTGATTATGTCAGGTGAAGGTAGTGATGAACTCTGGGCATCCTATGGTATGAGTTACCATGGTATTAAGGATAAAGGTTGGACTGACTATAGAATCGGACTCTTTGGTTCACAACACCGTAAAAATTTCACAAGATGTAATAAGATCTTTATGAAGTATGGTATTGAATGTAGACTACCTTTTTTAAATACCCAGTTAGTAGAGACTGCACTTGGTCTCAGTCAAGATACTGTTTGGGATGGTAAAGCTAGACCTAAAGCAATTCTCCAAGAGGCATTTAGAGGTCAACTCCCAGATGATATTGTTGATAGAAAGAAGGTAGCATTTCAGGATGGTATGGGAATCAAATCTCTTTACGAAGACATTGTAGATTCTCCAAAAACATATTACACTACACACTATAAGAAACAGTTCTCATGAAACTCCCCTACAAATTACAAGATGTTTATGATGGTGAAGCTCAACAGAAGTTCACTGTTATTTCTACGTTCGCTGGTGGAGGTGGTTCGTCCACTGGTTATCGTCTTGCAGGTGGTAAGATTCTCTGTATCAATGAGTTTGTAGAAGAGGCAAGAAATACATATTCTGAGAATTATCCATCTACTACTATTTTACCTGGTGATATTAAGGAGTTGACAGGTAAAGACTTTCTTGAAGCCACTGGTCTCAAGCAAGGAGAACTTGATATTCTCGATGGTTCTCCACCATGTTCTGCATTCTCTGTTGCAGGTTCTATGTGTCATAACATCTATGAAGAAGAGAGAGTGGACTTGTTTGGAAATACCTACACCACTAGAGTTAGTGGTAAACATTCTGATGGTTGGGGAAAGACAAAAACTTACTCTGACGGTAAACAAGTTGAAAATATTGAAGATTTGTTTTTTGAATATATTCGTATAGCAAAAGACATTCAACCAAAAGTAATTGTTGCAGAGAATGTGAAAGGATTGACTGTTGGTGAAGCTAAAACATACTATGCAAAGATTACAAATGCATTTACAGAAATTGGATATCTAGTCACTTCTAAAGTAATGAAAGCATCAAATCATGGTGTGGGACAAGGACGGGAGAGACTTATCTTTATTGGAGTTCGTGAAGATATTGCAGATAAGATTGGAATGTTGATTACTGGAGTCAATAGTATATTTCCCAGACCTTCAAAAGAATCAACTACAATTTCTGATATCATTGATGGTGTTCAGAATAATTCTGAAGATGTTAAAACTCTTACTGAAAAGTTGGTGAGTAGTAACATATACAAAAATGTTATCAGTAAGATGCCCAAGAATCCAGATAAAGTTTTGACTGGTATGGACTATCACCCTAAAGGACATTGTTTTAATACAAAGAGAGTTTCTTTAAAAAAACCATCTCCAACTCTTACTGCTAGTGGTGGTTTGATTCATTGGAATGAAGATCGTCCATTGACTGTTCCAGAACTGAAACGTATCCAATCACTTCCTGATGACTTTGTTTTGACTGGTACATATTCTCAACAGTCTGAAAGAGTTGGTAGAATGGTTCCACCACTCATGATGAAAGCAATTGCAGAAAACATTTACAAAGAAGTACTTTCTAAACTATAGAAACTCTTAAATATAAATAATGGTAATAGAAAGTTGTTAGAACTAAAACCATGTCGGATATGAGTAATCTGTACAGAGCTTATTCAGCTGTACACAGTTCTGAAGTTAGTGATCAGTTGAATGAGTCTAGAGACCTCATTTCTGATATGCAGTTCAACCAACTGAACTCCTCTGATCTTCAGGAAGTTGCTGAAGAAATTCTAGAAGAGATGTTTGAACTTAGTCTTGATATCGAACAATCTTCTGATATCATTGCTGATATTTTGAGTGAATCCTTGAAGACCAGTCAGTCTGATCTCAAGTCACAAAAGATTGACTATATTGGAGAAGCATTTGATGCTGCTCTTGAGAACGGTCATACTGTAGAAAGATTCCTTGGGTATAGAAGGTCTAAGAAAGTTCAAGAGAACTTTCATAATACTTCCAACGAAGATCGTAGTAGTAAGAGACTTCACGAAGCCCTGATTGCTCAAGAGAGAAAGAACATCAAAGAAGGTATTCTTTCCTTGATTGAGAAGAAGACAAAAGATTCTTCTTACCTTGAGACCAACATGAAGAAGAGAGCAGAGAATAACGAGAAGGCCCGTAAGGACATGGAGAAGATGGGTTCAATGAAGAACCCTCAACTTGAAGAGTTCTCTCAAATTAGACAGGATTGGAGTAGTGCTTACTCTTCCATTTATGAGAAGAAACTTGATCCCGTTGGTCAGGAAGATGGAGACATCGATAATGATGGTGATGAGGATTCTTCTGATAAGTATCTTTCCAAGAGACGTAAGGCAATCGCCAAGTCCATGGGTAAGAAAGGTAAGTGTGAGAGCTGTGGTGGTAAGGGATGTGAGAAGTGTGAGGGTATGAGTGAAGAGTATCTTGATGAACTTTCCAAAGGAACTATGGGTTCTTATGTAAAGAAAGCCGCTAAGGATGTTGAGAAAAGGTCCTATTCTCAAGGTGAGGTTGATGCCGAGGATGCTGAAATCGGTTATCCAGGTAACACACCTAAAGATAAGAAGATTGATAAGAGGCAGAAAGGTATCGGTCGTGCAGTGAAAAAAATGAGTGAAGAGTATCTTGATGAAATGGGTAAGAGTGATCAGGGAGTTCGTGATAGAATGAAAATTTCTGGCTATGAGCCACCTACCAACTGGGATCCTAAAGCAAACAAAGGTAAAGGTGCTACTGTAAGTCCTAAACAAGCAAAGAAGCGTCATCGTAAGTCGCTTCGTGAAGAAGAAGTAACATTCTCTGAAGCTGAACTGAAAGCCATTCAGGCAAAGGTTGATGCATGGGATGTTGAAGAAGGTTATCAACGCAATCCTGAGAAGGGAGAAGCTGAAGCAAGAAAGTCTCAAACCCCAGAGACAAAAGTTCGTGATAGACTGAAGACTATGGACCCTAAGAAGGCTGAAGCAATGAAAAAACAGATGAGAGCTGTTGGTTTAAGTGTTTGATATCTCGGAGTCCCGATGAAAGACGTATTTAAATATCTAAAGGACTCTAGGAAACTCCTGGAGTCCACAACCTCTGAGAGGGCGGCTGAACTTGGTTACGAATATCGTTCTAGAGGTGTTTGGGGAGACCCAAGGACTGGTAAGAGATATAGGACTGATGGTACTCGTTTTGTAGAAATAGAAGAACCTAAAAAACAAGAAAGAGATCCTGAGGAACAAGAACCCAAGACACTTTCTCAATTCAAGAAAGATGTTCCTCAACAGACACAACCTGAAGAGGAAGTACCTTCTGTTGCAAATCAGATGGATAGAGTTGTTCCTGGTGGACCAACTGAAACTGCAATAAGTTCAGGTGACCAGAAGACTGTTGAAAAACAACTCTCTCGTGGTAGAGAGAATGTTCAAAGTCCTGAGAGAAAGAAGCAAGTTACTCAACAGGCATCTGATATTATTGCTCAGTTACGGGCAGAGAAAGAAGAGGAAGAGAGTGCTGAATTAGAAACACAGGTCGAATTGGAAACCCAAGAACCAGTAGAATCGGAGAAAGAACCAGAAGATTTCAAGACTATTGATGATGTAGTCGCAGAAAAGGAAGAAGAAACTGACTACAATGACGATGAAGAGGCTTTTGAACAAGAGTACAATACCTATGAAAAAGAAGCTACAGAGATGATGAAGACGTTGACTGATCGTCAACAAAAGATGATGGAGAAGAAGTTTGCTTCTTTCACAGAAAGTCTAAAGAATATACCTTCTGTAACAAGTAAAAGGTCATTTCTTCAGTCAATGGCTCATGCAAAGTCATATGAAGGCCGGGTTAACGCTGGTGCAGGTAAGAACAATCTTGGTTATGCAGATGTTCAAAATCTTATGGCCAACCGTGACCGTCTGATACAAGGTTATGGTGACGGATCTCCAGAACAAATCAAAAAGTTTGTTGATTCTGTGAGGACGAATGAAGTATCTGATGAATTTGTGGATGCGTCATTTGAAGTTCTTCCTGAAGCCTTTAAGAAATCACTGAAAGGTAAGGGTCAAGTTACCAATGATAAGTATGTGTCTGATGATAAGGCACATAAGGATATACATTATCTTGGTAAGAATGATGATGGTACAATAAGAAGAGGAATGGCTAGTACCAATGATAGGGCCAAGTTGATGTGGAGAATCTACCTGGAACAGAGTGGTCGTGATGCATATACGGGTCTTCCTCTTGACATTCAATCAATGGATCTAGAACATGTCCGTGGTTTTAATAACAAAGACGGGGGAAAGCCAGGTAAAGAAGAGTGGGAACAGAGAGAGAATAATGATAATATGACTCTCATTAACTCCAATATCAATCAAACAAAGGTTGATTTGTCTATGAAGGACTTCTTTGAAAAGAAAGTTGATCCAAATAAGGACAAAGGGGAAGATGATTTTGGTGGTATTGAAAAACTATTTGATAAACAAAACCAGATTGGTAGTGTTGGAGATGAACTAGTTAAGACACTTTTGGGTGAAGGTAATAAAGGTATAGGTGAAGGCGTTACAATGGATCTTCTTGACGAACACTTCAATAATGATGATAAAAATTACACAAGCTTGAGAGATGAGTTCCGTAGAGTTGCAACTACACCTAAAGATAAAGCAAAAGCTGCTGGTATAAAGTCCAAACTTGGTAAAACACTTCTTAAAGCAACCGGTCTTTCCCGTGGTATTACAGACAAAAGTGGTAGAAGAACTGTTGCTCTACAGGAAAATGTATATCGTGGGTTCTTGAAGTCCATGGCAAATGCAAAACCAGCAGATCGTCAGAAGTATATGGAAGGTTGGGCAGAAGCAATCAAGGTTGGTAATGAGGAGAGGGAACCAAAGGCAGTGAACCGTAAGTTACTTGAACTTGGTTTGATTGATGAAGATATCTTAAATGATAAGAAAGCAGGTAAAGTTTTTAAAGAAGAATATGATGAAACTAAGAGAACGTCTGAAACATATGGTAGAATGTTCATATCCAAGTACCACAAAGATAATAAATACTTCTATGGAATCTGATAAAAGATGAAAAGTTTCTTTAGATTTATTACAGAAGCAAGAAGTACACCTGTATCTGAGAAGGCCAAGAAACTTGGTTTAGTCAGTGATGGTAGTGGTGGATGGAAAGATAGAGCAGGTAAGACTGTTGCGAGAACAGTTGGTGGTGAACTTAAGTTTACTGATAGAGGAACATCAGCGGTTCAGTCTGATGGTGGTCAACAACCCGCAGTACAACAGAGACAAGAAGTTCCTCAACAGAAAAGAGCGTCAACTGAAGAACCCACTGAAAGAAGAAGTGGTGGTGATGAGGAAGAAGGTGGAGATGGTAAAAGGACTGGAGAAAATGCAACCCTAGTATTTGGTAGATTTAATCCCCCAACTGTAGGACATAAGAAACTTCTTGATGCAGCTCTTCAGATTTCAGGTGATGGTGACCTGAGAATTTATCCTTCTAGATCGGTTGATCCTAAGAAAAATCCTTTAGAGACTGGTCAGAAGACAGAACTCATGAAGAAGATGTTCCCTGATCATAGTGATAATATTATTAATGATGACAGTATCAAAACTATATTTGATGCATTGAAGTTGGCAAATAATGATGGATTCTCAAATGTAAAAATTGTTGTAGGTTCTGATCGTGTTGCTGAGTTTGACAACCTAGCTCAGAAATACAATGGGAAACTATATGACTTTGAAGAGATTGAAACTATCTCTGCTGGAGAAAGAGATGAAGATGCAGAAGGTGTTTCTGGAATGTCTGCCTCTAAGATGAGAAAGGCTGCAACAGAGAATGATTTTGAATCTTTCAGAAAAGGTATTCCTGATAC